GCAACACAAAGAGACATCGATAGATTGTTAGGATAGGAGGAAATTATGGCAGGGTCAATTAAAGGAATAATAGTAGAAATTGGTGGAGATACATCAGGTTTACAAAAAGCTTTAAGTAAAGTAAACTCTGCTACCTCTAGTTTAAGTAAGGAACTTAGAGGAATAAATTCTTTACTTAAGCTAGATCCAAAAAATACTGAATTAGTAACACAAAAACAACAAGTGTTATCAGAAACAATAAAAGACACAGAAAACAAATTAAAATTATTACATTCTACATATGATAGAGCAGTAGAAGCGGAAGCTAATGGAAGTAAAATTTCGGAAGAAAACTGGAGAAATATACAAAGAGAAATTATTACTACTGAAAATAAATTGAAAGCATTAAAATTAGAGGCATCAAATTGGACTAAAGCTGGAAAAAGTGTAGAAGAGTTTGGAGAGAAAATAACTAAAGTTAGTACAAGAGTTGAGAATTTAGGAAATAAATTAACAAAAGTGTTAACGACAAGTATAGTAACAACAGGAGTTGCTACAGTAAAGTCTGCAATGGATTTTGAGACGGCATTTACAGGAGTAGAAAAAACAGTAGATGCAACAGATGAACAACTTGCTGAATTAAAACAAGGAATAAAAGATTTGGCAAAAGAAATTCCGTCAAGTACAACAGAAATTTCTGCTGTTGCTGAAGCTGCTGGACAACTTGGAATACAAACAGAAAACATATTGAGTTTCTCAAAGGCAATGATTGATTTAGGAAATTCAACAAATTTAACAGCAGATGAAGCTGCATCACAACTTGCTAAATTTGCGAACATAACTCAAATGTCTCAAAAAGATTTTGATAAGTTAGGTTCTTCTATAGTAGATTTAGGAAATAATTTTGCGACAACGGAAGCGGATATAGTAAATATGGCAATGAGACTTGCTGGAGCAGGACATCAAGTTGGGATGTCTGAAGGACAAATTCTAGGGTTAGCGACAGCTTTAAGTTCTGTTGGTATTGAGGCTGAAATGGGAGGCTCCGCAATATCAAAAGCAATGGTAAAAATGCAGAATGCAGTTGAAATGGGAGGAAGCAAACTAGATGTTGTACTAAAGAAAACTGGAAAAACATTAAGAGAATTAGAATTAATGTCTGCAAACGATTCAAAAGGATTTAAAGAATTGTCAGATAGTATTGGAATGACAAGTACAGAAGTAAAGCAATTAATAACAGCTGGAACCAACTTAGAAGATTTTGCATCAGTTTCAGGGATGACGGCAGAACAATTTAAAAAAGCTTGGAAAGAAGATGCCTCTGGGGCATTATCAGCATTTATAAAAGGATTAGGAAATGCACAAGATAAAGGCGAAAGTGCTATTACAATGCTTTCAGAAATGGGATTAACAGAAGTAAGGTTAAGAGATTCTTTATTAAGAGCTGCGAACGCTGGAGATTTGTTTAATAATGCTATAGAAACAGGAACTAAAGCTTGGGACGAAAACACAGCATTAGCGAATGAAGCGGACAAAAGATATAAAACTTTAGAGAGTAGATTTAAAAAGACTTTAAACAAGACAAATAATTTTGCAATAAGTTTAGGAGAAAAATTAACACCTTCTATAACTAAAATACTAGATAAAGCTGATAAATTTATTGAAAGATTAGATGGAATGTCTGAAGAAGAAACGAAAAACATAATTAAGACTGGATTAATGATAGCAGCACTTGGACCACTTGTAAAAATTGTGGGAAAAGTAGGTACAACAGCAGGAAGTGCCATTAAGGGAATCGGAATGTTTTCACAGGCAATAGGAGTTATGAAAACAGGAGCAAGTTCTGGAGTAGCAGAAGTTGATAATCTTGCAAAAGGATTGAGTATATTAACTAATCCAGCTACAATTGCAGCAACAGGGGTTACTGTTGCGACAGGAATTATAATAGCACAAATAAAGAAAGCTGAACAGGAAATGACCAGTTCACTAGAAAATGTGGGAAATGGAGCTACAAATTTTATAAATGGAATTAGTTCAGCAACTTCTCATTTAGATAGTTTTAATAGTACATTATTTGCAAGTTCACAAGAGCAGGAAGATTTAAAAAAGAATATGGATGAAGTACAACAAGGTATTACAAATATTTGCAAAAAAGCAGCTGATGAAAGAAGAGGATACACTCAAGAGGAAATAACACAACTGGATGAATATTTTAATAAACTAAGAGAATTGAAAAATAGAGAAATAGAAATTCAACAAAGCGTAGCAAATGCAATATCGCAACAAGCAATAACGAATGCAGAAAGTTTTCAAGGAACATTAGAAGAATACAAAGTTCAATCACAAGAATGGATAAAGACTGCAGAAGAACAGAAAAATTCTACACTTAATATAATAAAGGATGGAACTACACAAGAAATAGCGTTATTAAATCAAAAATATGGTGAACAAGCGAATATGCAAAATGAAGCATATGCAAAAGAATATGATAATATAATGCAACAACAACAAGAGAAAATAGATGCAGCTAATATTGAAGTTGCAAAAGTTGTAGAAGCATATGCAGATGGATATTTACAGAGGTCAAAACAAAACGATGGTTTTTATAATGCAATTAGTGAATATAATAAAAAAATAGAAGATGAAAATACAAGACATGAAAATATGATGAAAACAGCAGGAGAAACAGGAATAAAGAACGCTGAGGGTTTGACATTAAGACAGACAGAAGAAAGACAGAGACATAGAGAAAAACTAAAAAACATATACAAACAGATGTATAAAGATATGGACGAAAGTCAACAAGAGCAATTAGGTGTGTGGTTAGCACAAGTTTCACAAACAGAGCTTTATGGAGGAAAAATAGATGAAGAAACACAAAAAATTGTAGATTCAATTGTAGATAGCTATGATTCTATGCCAGACAAAACTAAAAATGCAATGAAGAATGCGATGGAACCAATGCTTTCGGAAATGGAAAAGAAAGAACCGTCTTTATTTGCAAAAGCAACAGGAATTGCGGAAGGAATTTTAAGTAGATTGAAAAAAGCGTTTGACATACATTCGCCTTCAAGAAAAGTTAGAAAGATATTTAATTTTGCTATGGAAGGCGCAGAAGTTGGAATTGAAGATAAAGAAAATGCTTTATACAAAAAGATTAAAAATATGTCTAACATAGCTTTAGATAAATTTAAACAGTTAGGAAATGATATGCAACTAGGAAGTATTAATCAATCTGTTATGGATAAAACTAATACCATTTTTACTACTCCTCAAATAGTCTTTAATGTACAAGAATTAGATGAAGCAAAATTGAATCAATGTTTTAATTATATTAACAGAAAATTTGGAAGTAAATATTGAAAAATGTAAAAATTTGTAATATACTTCTTTTAAGAAAAAAAGGGGGAGATATTATGAAATGTAAAAGGTGCAAGAAAGAATGTATGGAAAGCGAGTTGATTGATGGCTTTTGTAAGGAATGTTATGGAAAACAAGATAACGGAATTACACAAGGAATAAATATACAGTTAATTTCATATCTTATAGCAATAGTAGTTGTAATTGTAATAGGAATCTTTATTAAAAATTGGTGGAATGGATTAGATAGTGGTGGTTCATCAAAGGATGATGATAAGATTGATGCATATGTTATGTCACAAGATTTTATGAAGGACTATCTTACAAACCCATCATCAGCAAAATATCCAATGTATAACAAAATTACAGTAATACAAACAGGTGATAGGTATAAAGTTAAAGCATATGTTGAAAGCAAGAATAAATTTAACAGCCAAATTCGAAATGATTATACTATGATATTACAAAAAGAAAGAGATGGAGGCTGGACTAAAATATCTTGTGATGTAAAATAAACACTCTAATAAGGGTGTTTATTATTTTATATAAAAAGAGGTATATGATGATAAGAAAATTTAAATTGATTAATGAAAAAGGACAAGAGTTTTCTTTGATGGATATAGAAAAATATTGTTTATTGACAGAGCCGTCTGGGTTGGGATATAGTTACTCGACAGAGTATGAACAAGTAGAAAACAATTTTTTAACAAATTTAAGAAAATTAGAACAAGGAGTAATAGCAGGAAGTGCTAATTTTTTATATTATGATAATTTTATGAATTTTGGAAATTTTATTGAAAGTGCTAAAAAGTTACAGTTTGTGTATAGTATACCGTGCAAGGAAGAAGAAAAGATTTTTTATAGAGATGTTAATATAAAATCGTTAGGGAAAAGTGAGAAACAAACAGATGGTGTTATATCAGAAGAAATTGAATTTGAATGTCTTTCTTTATGGTATGAACAAAATGAAACTATATTCAAAATAGAAACATATGAAGATGAAATGAGATATAACTACAAATGGAACAGTAGATATATTGATTACAATACAAGAGCAATACAATTTAATAATAGAGGGCATGTTGAAGCGCCTTTTCAGGTAGAGATTGACGGATTTGTACAAAATCCGTCAATCTCTATTTTTGTAGAAGATGAAGAGTATGCGAGTCTAAAAATTCCAATTACGATCAATGAATATGAAAAGTTATTATTTTCAAGTGTGGTTGGCAATATATATATACAAAAACAAAATACGGATGGAACTAAAGAAAATTTATGGAAAAGAGATTATATAAATATTAATAATCAAAATGTATTTAAATTACCACTTGGAGTATCAGAAATTAGACTAACAGCTGATGATGATGTTCTAAACGCAAAATTGACCATATTTCCACAGTACAAGGTGGTGTAGTAATATGAGTGTTAGAGTAACATTTGATAGTAAAGAATATGAATTGATTTACAATGATCAAAGTGGTATGTATGAAATAGAGTTAGAAGCACCGAAAATTGGTGGGATATATAATGCAGAGATAAAATTCAAAGATTCAATAGAAAATATTGAAACATCAGTAAAGAAAATTCAAATATGGGCAAAAGAGAAAAACATAAGTATTCCACAAGAAACACTAGTATATTTTTTAGATAAAACAGATTTAGAAATAAAAGATGTTATAGAATTTGAGAATTATGAATATGTCATAGATGAAGAAACTAACCAAAAAACAATATTCAATGTAATGAAAAAAGTTAATGCTGAAAATGGGGATATTGTTGTTTTGCAAAGATGGGGAAAGATAGATTATTTTGGAGTAATTGAAGATTTAGAGAATGCCGATGGAGAACCAAAAAGAAGTATTACTCTAAAATATATTTCTAACATATTTAATAGGAAAGTAATATTAGATAATGAAAACATTATAAAAGAAAAAGGCATAGAAGATTTTATTGCAAAAGAAATATACGATAATTTTACAAATTCAGATGATGAACTTCTAAACTATAAATGGTTGGATGTAGAAGTGAAAACACATACAAAAATACAAAAATCTGTAGATACTGAAAATGGTATTTATAATTTTCATACATTTGTAACTAACTGTACTCAAAATTATAATATTATTCTTGATTTTACTTATGATCAAGGAAGAATAAAATTATCAATATATAAGCAAAATGCGGAAATACAATTAATAGATACAACAATACCGGACGTAAGCAACTATGTAGAAAAGTTTGAAACTAGTGTTACAGCCAAAGTTGTAGTGAAAACAGATACAGATGTACAAACTTGGTACTTATTAAGTGATAGAACTACAACACAAAATAAAAGTGATGTTAATAGAGCAATAGGAAAAATTGAAACAGTTTATACGGAAAAAACTGAGGATGCAAGACAGACAGCATTAAACGAGTTCAAGTCTAATACTTACAATCATTATATTTCATTTAAAATAAATAGAAATAGTAAGTTATTTGATGTTGGAAAAATGAAGATAGGAACACCGCTAAGTGTACGAACAAACAATAATATAATATTAGACACTTATATTTCAGCTATAAGAGATGATGGAAGTAATTTTATCGAAATAACATGCGGAAATATGAGAATTAATTTTATAGATAAGATATTGAAAGAGAGGAACAAATAAAATGATAAAAGGTTTTAGATTTACAAATCAACTTGCAAATGCAGAAGTAGATGCAAGAATACATCAAGAGTTTTTGAATAAAAACGATGGGATTTTTTATGGAATGGAATTAAGTCATACAAACAATTCAATAACTGTTGCAGAAGGTCTTTGCGAAATCGCAGGAAGACCAGTTGCGGTTATAGATAGCGAAACTGTTGCGATAGGAACAGATAGTTTATATTGTTTGTTAATATTAGAAATAGATCTATCAAAAGATTCAACAAAAGACGTATTTAATCAAGTTTCTTTTAAATTATTAACATCAAGCACAAGTTATCCGGCTATAACACAACAAGATATTAATATGTATAACGGTTCAAATAACTTGTATCAGTTAGAGTTTGCAAGATTCAAGACTGGAAGTAATGGGGTAACTGATTATAAAGATACTAGAAAATTTCTAAGTTTTACAGGCATATATGCTAAAATAAAAGCAGATTGTGATGCTGTAATGAATGAAATAAAGCAAGAATTAAAAAATGTTCAAGACGGAAGTGATTATTTATTAAAAAGTACAGGTGGAACGGTAAAAGGAAAAGTAATTTTCGAAGGAGGAATAGAAGGAAATGTCAAGGGAAATGTTATTGGAAATTGTAGTGGTTCTTCTAGTAGTTGCACTGGCAATGCTGCTACTGCTACAACTGCAAATAGTGCAAAAAGTTGCACACGGAAATAGTGCTACAGCAACAACTGCTGAAAATTCCAAAAAACTTAATGGAGTTGCTGGCAGTGAGTTTTTTCAAAAAAATAGTATAGCAATAGTGAAAGGAACACAAAGTGTAACTGTAGATGAAAATCTAGCTCTTGATTGTACTTTTTACATTAATTATCCAACCGGATTTTCAAAAGATAATTGCATAGTTCTTGCTTTTGCAACAAGATTTGCTGGAGTTGAAGCAAGAGGTTTTTCTTTTGGTACTAGAGATAGTTATAATTGCCCAGGGGCTTTTGTAGAAACGGCTGTTGGAAAAGCAATAACTTTCTTATCAGATAAAATGGTTGCAAATCTTTATTATGCATATGGAAATCTTAATCATCCTGGAAATAGCTTCTCAATTGAGTACAAAGTTGTATTAATGAAATTACCAACATAGAGAAATTGGAGGCATGAAATGTCAAAAATAATAGAAACAATAGTAGAACCTGCCAAAATTGAAGTAGGTTCTACTTTTAAATTAAAAGTAAGAGTAATAGATAATTATATAAAGAAACAAATAATTATATCAGAAGATAAGAAAATTATAACAACTGAAGCTGAAGAAAAAATAAGAACGGAATGGGGTGAAGAAAATGAGTGAAGAAATTAAAATTAGTCAATTACAAGAAGCTAATGAAATAAGTGCGAATGATTTAATGATGATTATTCAAAACAAAGCTAATAAAAAAGTAACATTTAAACAAATAAAAGAAAAAATTATTAAAGTAGAAGAGCTGCAAATAGTCTCTAGTGTAACAGATATAACTTTGAGCGGATACAGAATAGAAAATCTATGTTTTGTAAATATAAACGGCTCAGGAGAAACATTTACAAAAAACTGGACAAATTATGAATTAGGAAAAATAACAGGAATTACAGCAAAAACAATGGTTTGTTCAACTTTTACAAATCAGAATGGACAAGTTTGTGATATTGTAATTTATGCAAACACTAACACTATACAATTAAATTATAGAGCTGTAACACCTACTTCAAAAAATTCGTGGATAAGAGGACAATTAGTTTTTGTTTGTAATTAGAAGGAGATAATCATGATAAATAAAATATTAATAAGTCGAGATAAAAGAATAATATTACATAGAGATAAAAGAACATTAGGAATGAATGGGGAGAACTTACAAGAAGTTCTTCTTTTTGTTTTAAATGAAAAGATAGAGGGAACAGGAATAGTAGAAGTAGAGTTGCCTGATGGAACAAAAGGAATGATAGAAGTTGAGAGAACAGAAGAAGGCTATGAACTACCAATCAAGTCTAGTTTAATGGCACAGACTGGTTTTATAAAGTTTCAATTAAGAATATTGCATGATGATGTAGAAATCTTTAAATCAGAGATAATAGCGTTAGAGGTAAAAGACTCAATAAATGCAACAGAAACTATACCAGAGCAGTATCCATCGTGGATAGATAACTTAGAAAATTTAAAACAAGATCTAGAAAAAGCAGAGCAAGAAAGAGTGTCAAACGAAAATGAAAGAATATCTGCAGAAGAAGAAAGACAAGAAAGCTTTACTGAAATGCAAAAGACTGTTGAAAGTGCAGTAAGTAATATAAAAGACTTAACAGAAGAATACAACTCAAATGCAGAAAAAGAAACAAAGAAATTTAATGACAATGCAGATGAGAAAACAAAGACCTTCAACGATAATTCTGACAATAAATTAGCAGAATACAATAAAAATCACACTGATAAAATGAAAGAATTTAATGACAATTATGATGCAAAAACAAAAGCATTTGATGATAATGCTGCAGCTAGATTAGAAGCATATAACAAGAATGATACTGAAAAAACTAATGCATATAATGCTAATGATAAAGCTAAAACAGATGCTTATAACAACAATACAGCATTAAAAGAAAAAGCTTACAATGACAATGCTACAACTAAAACTGAAACTTTTAATTCTAATGTTGAACAGAAAGAAAATGAACTTGAAGATTTAGCAGAAGAAAAAATAAACGAATACAATCAAGTTTCTGCTGAATTGAATGCTAAAATTGAACAAGTTCAAGCTGAGAATGAAGCTCTAAAATCTGAAAACAAGCTAATTAAAGAGCAGATACCAAGTGCGAGCGTGAGTGGAAATAGTGTGCATGTTGAAGACAGCTCTAATTTGGATTTTGATTGGAAAATAAAAGGTGGACACTATCAAAAACAAACAGTTCAAAGCGATAATCTTTTAATTTTAGAAGATACAACTATAACTCAAAATGGTATTACATTAACAATTAAAGATGGAGTAATAACGATAAATGGAACTTCAACAGCTTCAACTAATATAGACTTTAAGATAAAAAAGAAATTAAAAGCGGGAACATATAGACATGTGGTTCAAAGAGACTCAGGTTCGGCAAATGGTAACATAAGTTTTTTAATAATGAAATCAAGTGGTTCAGTTTCAACAATGAATGGTAGTGGAGGAGCTAATTTTACTTTAGAAGAAGATACAGAAGTGTTTTATAGAATTTGGACTGATAAGAATAATACTATATCTAATGTTGTATATAAATGTATAATAAGCGAAGGCTCAGATTCAAAAGCATGGGTACAAGGAGTACCGGATAGTCCGAGCATAGATTATCCAAGTTCAATCCAAACGACAGGAAGTAATGTGAATTTATTTGATGGCGAATTAGAATCTGGGTCATTAGCGAATAATAGTGGACAAAATTATGCTAATGCAAAAAATACACGTTCAAAAAATTACATTGCTGTTGAGGAAAACACTACATATGTACTTTCAGATAACATAAAAGGTTCTTTCATAGTACACGCTTATGATGAAAATAAGAATTGGATTTCAATGATAGGAGCACAAAATTATACAGGACAATATATTTTTGTTACTCCTGCTACAACTGCTTACATAAGATTTAGAACAAACGAAACTGATTTGGCTGCAAAGATAAAACTAGAAAAAAACTCAAACGTAACACCGTGGTCACCACCTGGAATAGGTAGTGTAGAAATAGATGTGGTAAATAAGAACTTGTTAAATATTGCAAACACAGAAGAAACAACAAAAGGTGGTATAACTTATTCTATTAAAAATGGAATATTAAAGCTAAATGGAACTGCAACTGCCAATTTTGATATACAGTTATCTAAAAATATAAAAATAAAAAAAGGAAAATGCACACACAGTTCTAGTTATATTCAGTCAGGATTATATATTAGTTTCGACAATTTAGGGTACACAATGATAAGTGCAACAGTCGGAAAGAAAAGAACATTTGAAATAACAGAAGATACAACATATAAAACATATTTTCTTTGGATAGATAAAGGAACGGTTTTAAATAATGTTGAAATAAAATTACAATTAGAAGTAGGCGATACAGCAACAGATTTTGTCGAACACCAATCTCAAACAGCAATAATGCCAATACAGCAAGAAATGCTAGAAGGAGATTATGTTGCAGATGTAGAACACCATGAGTGGGGAAAGCTAGTTTTAACAGGAAATGAAAATTTTGTACAAGCTCAAAACGCCAACAAATTGAATTACTTTTATTTAGGTTCTAATTCAGTCAAATTAAGAGGAAAAACAATATCAAATATGTTAAAAAGCATTGAAAATGGAATAATTTGGAACAAAACATCTTATGACGATATAGTGTCGAGCACATCTAATAGTAAAACAATAAATGTAATGTTAAGTGATACAACAATTACAACGCTTCAACAATTCAAGGAGAAGTTAAAAGAATTGTACAATGCGGGAACACCAGTTGTTTTGTATTTTGAACTAACAGAACCAATTGACTTAGAATTGACAGAAGAGCAAAAAGCAGTACGAGAACAGAAAATGTATACATACAAAAACATAACAAATATAAGTTTAAGTGATGAATTAGCAAGTATAGATGTAGAGTACAAGAAAGACCAGGACACAATAAATAAAAATTATGAGAACAGATTAGCAGCACTAGAAACAGCTAGTACTAGTGAGGAGGCAGAGTAAATGTGGGAGTTTATACTAAAGTATTGGTTGCAAGAACTATTCGCTATAATCTGCATGCTGATAGGATATTTATTTAAAAAGATAGCAAGATTGTGGAAGAGACAACAAGCTATCGAAAATGGCGTACAAGCTCTTTTAAGAAACGAGCTAATAAGAAGATATAGAGAATACGAGAGCAAAGGCGAGATTTCCATTTTAGACCAAGAAAACATAACTCATATGTACGAGGAATATAAAAACTTAGGTGGAAATGGAACTGTAAAGAAATTATATGACGAAATGTTAGAATTACATATAAAAATAGTAAAGTAAAGGAGTGAAGTATATGGAAAAAGTTAAAAAAATAGCTAAATATACAATAAATATATTAGCAATAGTAAGTGCACTAGTAGCAGGAATAAATGCTGTAGACGGAATAACAATACCACACGCAATACAAATAGTACAAGTAATTGCGGTAGTTAACGGAGTTATAAGTACATATTTACTTGGTCAAAAAGCAGTAAATAGCAAGGAGGAATAACTTATGGAAGATAATTTACAAATAGAAACAGTAGAGTTCAAAGAAGAATTATATCAAAAGAATATATCAGAAAATGACTTTTCTGGAAGTGAAACAAACGGAATAGGAGATGATAACAATGCAGATAACTAAAATGTTAGTGCCAGAAAGCAAATACAATATAAAATGCCCTCATGAAATGACACCAGAATTTATCGTCATACATAATACAGCAAATGATGCATCAGCAATGGCAGAAATATCATATATGATAGGAAATAACAATAAAGTATCATTCCATTGTGCAATAGATAATACTAGAATTGTACAAGGTGTGCCATTTAATCGTAATAGTTGGAACGCAGGAGACGGAGGAAATGGCAACGGAAATAGAAAAGGAATATCTCTTGAAATCTGTTATTCTAAATCTGGAGGAGAGGACTTTGAAGAAGCAGAAAAGTTAGCAGCAGAATATACAGCATATTTATTGAAACAATATGGTTGGGGAATAGATAAAGTAAAGAAACATCAAGACTTCGCAAATAAATATTGTCCACACAGAACTTTAGATTTAGGCTGGCAAAGATTTTTAGACATGGTTAGTTCTTATTTAGAAGACAAACCAATAAGTAATGAAAAAATAGAAAATGGAAGTGATGAACCAGTGAGAACATATCAAAATGGAAGTACAACAGAAGTTGTATATGCAGATACAGCTTGTACAAAAAGAATAGGAAGTTTAGATCCACGAGAAGAATGCGATTGCTTTGGAATATTCAATGACAGAGCGATGGTAAGATATCAAGTTAATGGAAGCTCTAATTACAAGATGGGCTTTTGCAAATGGCTTGGGGGAGTAAAATAAATAATAAAAGAGGCAGATTTTATTCTGCCTCTAAAACTTCATAGTCAATAAATTTGACATTTATGTCTATAGTGATTTTGTTTGAAATTTTTATTTCATTATTGGCCATCTTATAGATAATATCTCTAATAATCTTTTCACAAAACGTATAATATTCAGTATTTGGTTGCCAACCTGGAGTTGGAGTATAGACTATAGTTTTTATATCAATATTAGGTTTTAAATAACTCTTATCAACAGAGAATGAACAATTTTTTCCATTAAATACGAATGAATATTCTATTGTGCTTGGAATTGTTGGTTTTGTTTTTCTTGTAAACACATATATCATACAAATTCCCTCCTTTTTTGCACTATATCACATAAAAATTAAAAATGTTGTCGAATTTTGTCAACGGCAACATTAATTTGATTTTTCAATATTAGTTTTCTTTGCTATACTTTTCTAAAATAGGTTTAAAGTATTTTTCTTCTGCATCTTTACGAGCTTTTATTGCATCTTGTAAGTTATCGAAATATCCAATGTGTATTGATTTATGATTTACTTGTATTCTAACTCTGTATTTATTGTTTATGTGAGAGATACCAGTATAACCAGTGTTATTATTTTTCTGTGTTTTAGTTTTATAAAATTCTATATGATTTTTTCTAACTTTTGTTGATGTTAAATTAGAGTTTTGACCCTTATTTTTACAACCACAACTTGTAATCTCACCATTTAAAACTTGTGTGAAAACTAACTCTTTTATATTCCCGCAATCACATTTAAAAAGAGCTAATTTTGAGTTACGTTTATTAAGTCTATTTAAATTTTTTATTAAAGTAAGATGATTAAATCGTTTGCCGATATAATCATCTATATTATAGCCTCTCATGATTTTTACCTATTCATTTATATATCTATCAGACATATAATAACATTTTACATATTCTTCAAAACTTACATCTTTGAAATCTTCTTTAAAATCACTTTCATTTTTATCATAATCATATTTTGCTTTTAGATCTTCTTCTGTAACACCATATTCGTTCATTTCTTTTAACATTTCATCAATACTTAATTTTTTCATAATCTTTTCTCCTTTAGAGTGCTAGCCATTTGGTCTAGTCTTATCTCAATTTCTAAATATATTATACTACGTGTACACGTAAAAGTCAATACTTTTTTTAAATTTTTTCTAAAAATTTTTTAATATTTTCTTTTACCCATTCTGAATAATTTTTTCCTTCTGATTCTAATCTTTTTAAAAACTTTTCTGCGATATCTTTATCGACATCAACTACTAATCTTTTGTATTTAGTTTTTCTCCATTCAGTTTCTTTTTTTAAATCTCTCATATAAGACACCTCTCTTGATTTTTTTATATTTATAATATATAATATATATGCAAGAGAGATAAACTCTCTTACAATTAATCTTTGAAGTTATAATAGAAATCATTTGCAAATCTTATAGCTTCATGTGATTGTGCTTTCTTATGTACCAGATGAGAAAGCACTTTTTTTATTAATTCTATCATGTCACCACCTCCTTAACTATATTTATTATACTACGTGTACACGTAAAAGTCAACACTTTTTTGAAAAAAGTTAAAAAATTTTTAAATGCTTGAAAATAGGCAAAAAATGAGGCATAAAACTATACTAATCAAAAATAAAAATGGCTTAAAAACGATTCTGATAAGCTTGTTTTTTAGCAAGAATTGTGAATAATAATTAATAAATATGCATATAATATAAAAACGAATATGTGTTCTAAAATATTGACAAAATTAAATAAACGTGATAAAATATTACAGAAATATTACAAAAGAATTAATTTTTTTTTACATTTATAATAAAATATTGATTTTTTGTGATTTTTATAATATGTATATAAGGGGAGTGATTTTATGGCTGTTTTAAATGTCAAAGAATTAGCTGCATATATACAAAAGAAGTATCAACTAGAAAAACAAAAGCAAATTTCACCAATTAAATTACAAAAATCACTATATTTTTTATTTGCGTATTGGGGAGGAATTGTAAGAAAGTCAATTCTATATCCATTATCTGTAGAAGAAAACTTTTCATCATATGATGAGTATTTGTATGATTCTCCTATTGAAGCATGGGTGTACGGTCCAGTAGTTCCAGAAGTATATCGTGAGAGTAATATAAATAATTTTTATAACCAAAATATATTTTATGGTAAAGAAAAAATCAAAGAATTTATAGATGGATTATTGAAAGAATTATTTGAAGTTAGCGACTTTACACTTGTAGAAATATCTCATAGTGATGAAGCGTGGAAGAAAAATTTTAACCATTCATCACAATTTCATAATAATGAAATACCGAAAGAAGATATAGTAGAAGAGTATGTGTCAAAATAATAAAAAATTTCAAATAAATAGATTCAATAAAAGAGTAGATAGATTTACTAATCCAAGATTTGTTAAAGAAGAATATGAAGAATTTGATTTTAACAACAATATAAAATCAAATAATATAGAGGAATTATATTTTACAAATTATACTTCTAGCAATATATGTAAAAAATATTTGAAACTAGAAGAAATATGTATGAAAATTGCTAATAATAATAATGAGTGGACAAATACATTTGTTGCTGATGAGATTGATATAAAAAATGATATGCCTAAACTAAATAGAATATATAAAATTATTCAAGTTGTAAATAGAGAAGAAATTAATAGAAAAGAAATTATTTTAAAATTTAAAAATGTAGAAGATCCAGAGATACAATTCTATATAAAACAAGAAAAAAATAAATTAAAATTATATTTAATAGATATATATCATTTAGGAATTGAAGCCCCAAACAAAAAAACAAGACGAATTGATGCAAGAGGGATATATAATTCAAGAAAAAAATGCAATTATAATATAGTGAATATAAATAGTAAGATAAAAGAATTAGCCACAAACTAGTTCTTTTATTAATTTCATATGGACTTAAATTATAATATTAACGAAGGCAAAAAGGTTATTGAAGAATTTTGGATGATTTGATTTTTTAATGCAATAAATTAGGTTTTTTAATGCAATTTTAATGCAATAATGCATTAAAATTATATAAAACAATAAAAAATAATAAAAAGTTTTAAAGTGAAAACTAGTTTCAAAAAGTTTTGAAAGCCTTAAAAATACTGAATAATAAAAAATAAAAATAAAACAATGAGAATTAATAAAATCTCATTGTTTTACTGTTCTTTGGTGCACCATCTCGGAATCGAACCGAGGACCGCCAGATTAAGAGTCTGTTGCTCTACCAGCTGAGCTAATGGTGCATATAACGATATTTATTATAATACTAAATGTAACAAATGTCAATAATTGCTTGAAAAAAAAGTTAAAATATGTTATAGTATATAAGCAAATATAGGAGAATGGCTCAAAAAGAGGAAGAGAGTCATAGAAAGGTAGGGAAAAAGATGTTAACAGCAAGTGGAGTAACAGTAAGATTTGGAAAAAGAGTACTATTTGAAGATGTAAATATAAAATTTGGAAAAGGAAACTGTTATGGAATAATAGGAGCAAATGGAGCAGGAAAATCAACATTTTTAAAAGTACTATCAGGAGAATTAGAACCAAGCAAAGGAGAAGTATCTTTAGAAAAAGGAGAAAGACTATCAATATTAAAGCAAGATCACTTTGCATTTGAAAATTATACTGTAATAGATACAGTAATAATGGGAAATAAAGAATTATATGATATCATGAAAGAAAAAGATGCAATCTATATGAAACCAGATTTTTCAGAAGAAGACGGAATGAAAGCAGCAAAATTAGAAGAAAGATTTGCAGAATTAGATGGATGGAATGCAGAATCAGATGCAGCAATGCTTTTAAACGATTTAGGAATAATTCCAGAAAATCATTATAAAATGATGAGTGAACTAGAAGCTAGAGAAAAAGTAAAAGTATTACTTGCACAAGCATTATTTGGAAATCCAGATGTATTACTATTGGACGAGCCTACAAACGACTTGGACTTAAAAAGTATAAACTGGTTACAAGAATTCTTAATAAACTTTGAGAATACAGTAATAGTAGTATCACATGATAGATATTTTTTAAATAAAGTATGTACACATATAGCCGATGTTGACTTTGGAAAAATTAAAGTATACCCAGGAAACTATGATTTCTGGTATGAATCAAGCCAATTAGCATTAAAACAAATGAAAGAACAAAACAAAAAGAAAGAAGAAAAAATTAAAGAATTACAAGACTTTATTGCAAGATTTAGTGCTAATGCATCAAAATCAAAACAAGCGACATCAAGAAAGAAAACTCTTGAAAAAATCGAGTTAGATGAAATCAAGCCATCAAATAGAAAATATCCATATGTTGATTTCAAGCCAGACAGAGAGCCTGGAAAAGAAATCTTACAAGTAAAAAATGTTTCAAAAACAATAAATGGAGAAAAAATATTAAATAACATATCATTTACAGTAAAAACTGGTGATAAAATTGCATTTTTGGCAGATAATGAAAATGCTAAAACAGTATTATTCCAAATAATTGCTGGAGAAATGGAACCAGATGAAGGGGAACTTATCTGGGGAACAACAATTACAAAATCATATTTTCCAAAGGATAATAACTATTTGTTTGACACAGACGAAAGTTTAACAGAATGGTTAAGGAAATATTCAAAAGATCCAGACGAAACATATGTAAGAGGATTTTTAGGAAGAATGTTATTCTCAGGAGACGAAGCTTTAAAATCAGCAAATGTAATTTCAGGAGGAGAAAAAGTAAGATGTGTATTAGCAAAAATGATGTTATCAGGAGCAAATTTCTTAATATTTGATGAACCTACAAACCATCTTGATATGGAAAGCATTACATCTGTAAATGATGGAATGAGCAAATTTAAAGGAAATATTTTATTTACATCACATGACCATCAATTAACACAAACAGTTGCAAATAGAATCATTGATATTAAAGAAGATAAAGTTATTGATAGAGAAGTTACATATAATGAGTATTTAGGAATTGAATAATGTTTGTAAATTTGGTAAATTTGGGGTCGGTTCTAAAATTAACATATGCTAATTTTAGAACCGACCCCAAATTACCAAATTAAAAGAGTCGAACCAATTAAAATATATGATTTTTGGAACGACTCTTTTTTGATGTGATATAAACGATATTTTTATAATTGTGAAAATTAAGTGAAAAGGCTTTACAAACTAAAAATAAAATGTTAATATTGGCTAAGAACATAATAATGAGGAGGAAAAATTCGTGATTCAAGTTGAAAATATTACAAAAAAATACGGAAGTTTTACTGCCGTTAATGACATCAGTTTTGAAATTGAAGAGGGAGAAATTGTAGGATTTTTAGGACCTAATGGAGCTGGAAAAAGTACAACAATGAACATGATTACAGGATTTATAGAGCCAACATCAGGAAAAATAATTGTAGATGGATATAATATTTCTAAAAAACCTAAAAAAGCCAAAAGACAAATTGGTTATATGCCAGAAGGCGTGCCACTATATACAGACTTAACAGTAAAAGAATTTGTAACATATATGGCAGAACTTAAAGGTGTACCAAAGAAAGAAAGAAAAGAAAAGGTAGAAAAAGCTCTTGAAGATACAGGGTTAATAGATGTAAAAAACAAGTTAACAAGAAATCTTTCTAGAGGATACAAGCAAAGAGTAAGTATGGCAGGAGCACTAGTAAGTAATCCTAAAGTAATAATACTTGATGAACCAACAGTTGGACTTGATCCAAAGCAAGTTACAGAAATAAGAGCACTTATAAAGAATTTGGGTAAAGAACATACTGTAATCTTAAGTTCTCATATATTATCAGAAGTAAGTCAAATTTGTAATAGAGTTATTATTATAAATAAAGGAAAAATTATTGCAATAGATACACCAGAAAACCTTGAAAAGAAGGTAGTAAGAGATAATACAGTTTATGTAACAGTAGAAGATCCAGAAAATAAGATGGATTCTGTAAAAGATAAATTAGAAAATGTACAAGAAATAAAATTAATTGAAGAAAACGAAGATAAAACTAAAAAGTATAAAATAACTGCAGATGATGGAGTGGATTTAAGAAAAAATATTTTTGATACATTTGCAAAAGAAGAAATTACGATATTTGAAATGAAAAAATCTGATGTTACTCTAGAAGATGCATTTATGCAACTTATTAATTCTCAAGATGAAAATGCAGAGGAGCAAGAAAAACAATTAGCAGATGAAGCTGATGAGAATGAAGAAAATAAAGCAGAAGAGAATGAGACTGAAGAGAGTGAAACAGAGGAAAAAGAAGACGTAGAAAGCAGTGAAGAAGAAAATAAAGAAGAGAAAAAAGATGAAGGGGGACAAGAATAATGTGGGCAGTATTTAAAAAGGAATTAAAAAGCTACTTTTTATCTCCAATAGGCTATGTTGTAGTTGGAATACTTTTATTAGTAGCAAGTGTATTCTTTTATTTGACAACAGTAATGTATAGTAGTATAGATTTAGGTGGTTTATATTTTTATACAGCACTTTATGGTTTACTTATAGCAGTACCATTGTTAACAATGAGAATGTTTTCAGAAGAAAGAAAAACAGGAACAAAGCAATTAGCTGATAAAACAGCAGTAAGGCTTTATGACATGGGGA